GCACGTAGCCGCTGGTCCCGGCGGCGATCGCGGCGGTCACGTAGGCCGTGCTGGCGACCTGGGTGGTGTTGGTGCCGGGTGCCGCTGTCGGCGCCGTCAGCACACCCGTGACGGCCAGCGTGCCACAGACGGTGGCGTTGCCAGTGATCTGCACCACGCCGGCAGGCGTGCCGGTGCCGGGCTGCAGCACGATATTGCCGGAGGGTCCGCCGGTGTTTTGATTGCCGGTCGAAATGGTAACCGCGCCGGTCGCCCACGGCCCAGACGGCACGGTGCCGGTCGTGATGAGAACCGGACCAGACGAAGATGTGGCGTTGCCGGTGCCGGAATAGAGGGAAATCCGGCCACCCAGTCCTGCACTACTCGACCCGGCTACCATCATCACGCTAGGAGACACGGCACCGGTGGTGGCGGCCCCCTGGAATACAAGCGTGCCGACGTAACTGACGGTCTGGTTGCTGGTCTGGGTGAGGTTGATCGTGTTGGCGAAGGTCGCGATGCCGCTGACGCTCAGCGCGCTGAACGCGCCGGTCGACGGATTGACGAGGCCGATCGGCGTGCCGGTGAGGCCGTTGGCCACCGACAGGGTGTCCATCAGGAAGGCGGACCCCTGCACGACGAACTGGCAGCCGACGGTGATCGTGCCGGTGCCGCCGGCGCCCTGGTCGATCGTGCCGCCGGGTAGATGCAGGTTGAGGCCGGTGATGTTGCCGGAGGCCTGCACGGTGGCGCTGTAGACGCCGCCGCTGACGTGCAGGTCGCCGACCACGTTACCGGTCAGCAGCGTAGGCGCGGGGGTCCAGTCGTGGTTGAGCCGGCAATAAGGTGTGCCGTCCGATGGCGCGTCGGGGATGCCGCCGCCGGCGCCGCCGACGCGCGCGTCGACATAGGCCTTCGACGCGGCGTGCAGGTCGAGCGACGGCGATTGGCCGAGGGTGAGGTTGCCGACCACGCTCGGGTTGGTGAGCACACCGCTCTCGGCGTCGACCTTGCCGGCGAACAGCCGGTTCCAGTCGTCGGCCAGCGGCACGTAGTCGGGATAGAAGTTGGCGCTGCTGTTGGGAATGACATCGCTCATGGCGTTCTCCCCTGGCCGATGCCGATTGCCTGGATGATGAACGGCCCGGTCCCGGCGATCGGCCCCAGCACCATGAACGAACCCGCCACCGCCTCGCACTGCACCTGACCGGTGACCACGCGGTCGCGCGTCACCGCGATGAACGCGGTGGCATACTGCATCAGCGGCACCGACAGCGCCGCGCTGGTCAGCTCGGCCTTGAGCAGCGGCAGCGGCGGGGTCTTGCCGAGGATGTCCTCGAAATAGCGCACGCCCTTGGAGGTGTCATAGTATAGCTCACCGTTGAATAGACGGATCGCACTAGCAACGTCCTGCGCGATCGAGTAAGGCTCAGCCGCGACGGCGATGTTGCCGAACGCGTCGAGCACGAGGTCCCATGTCAGTGTATCTAACAACAGAGTCTGCATCAACCACCCCGTAACTTGGCCACCTCGGCATCCAGCTCCTTGATCGCGTTGAGCATGGCATAGATCAGCGGCGTCTGGTCGAGGCCGCGCATGTCGGTCAGCTGCAGGTCGCCGACCACCGCCTCGGGTATGACGTGCTCGACATCCTGCACGCTGACACCGACGAACGGGCGCTCTGGCACGGTGACGTCCGGCGGTGCCATCTCCTGGCGGTAGGTGTAATAGCGCGGCGTCAGTTGCCTGACTTCGGCCAGCCCACCGGTATAGACATCACCGATGGTCTTCATTCTCTCGTCGGAATAAGTATACCACTGCCCGCCGCCATACTTCCAGGCACCCTGGGTCCACAGAAACATATCGCCGTCTTCGGCGCTGTTGAGGCGCGGATAGGTCAGCTTCATCACCGGCTTGCCGTTGCGTATCCAGGTCAGGTCACCGGCGAAGTTTTGGCCATCGCCCGAGTCGCTGCTCAGCCAGTCGAAGTAATATCCGCTATTGGCACCGGAGAACTGCAGGCGGCGGACGTTGCCGCCGGTGGTCAGGTAGAAGTCTCCCAAATTGCCGATATAGACCGGGCCGCGCGAGAAGAGATCGCCGGCAGCGAGCTGGCCGGCGACATCGGCGTTGCGCCCGACGGTCAGATCCAGAGATACGCCAGCCGAGGCGCAAGTGACGTTGCCACTGACCGCGACCGCGCCGCCGGTAAACGCGCTGGTCGCGTTGATGTTGCCGGTCGAGTTGATGTAGCCACCGGTGATCGTGCCGGCGGCGGCGATGTTGCGCTGGGCGGTGAGGTCGAAATTGGCATTGAGCGAGCCGTTGACCTGCACGTTGCCGTCGATCTGCGCCGAGCCGGTGTCATGGATGTATGCGGTGGTGATGCTGCCGTTCACCACGAGGTTGACGTCGATCTGCGCCGAGCCGGTGCTGTGAATCCATAAACCGACCAGCGCACCAAGTGCGGTGATGTTGCCGTTGGCGATGATCGAGCCGTCGATCTGCACGTTGCTGGTGCCGTGGATGGGGCCGACGGTGATGCTGCCGGCGCTGACCGATGCGGCGGTGACGGTGCCGTCGATAGTGGCCGCGCCATGCACGATGGCGCTGCCGTTGACCGTCAGGTTGCCGGTGCTCGCCGCGCCGTAGACCGTCAGCGTGCCGGCCTGCACGCCGAGGTTAATGGTGGCATCGCCGTGGCTGGTCAGCGAGCTGGCAGAGATCGCGCCGCCGGCGGTGATGTCGTGGACATTGGTGATGTTGCCGGTGTTGTCCACCGAGAAGATCTCGGCGGTATAGGCATCGTTGATCAGCGCGAAGGTGCCATTGTAGACGCGCAACCATTTCTTCGGACCCAGCACGGTGGTCCTGCCGTCGGCCTGGATCGTGTTGCCGGCGAACGCGATCTGCGCGCCCAGCGAGGTGTTGGTGGCCGGCGCGGCGGCGGTGACCGTCAGGCCCGGAACGATGCCCTTGCCGGAGGCGCTCACGTCGGGGAACACCGGCGTCTGCCAGCCGCCGCCCCCGGTGTCGGGGTTGGACATATTGTTGTTGGCGGTCGACTGCCAGACCAGATAGGGCGTGACGTTGGAGCCGATGCGCGCCTCGGCGGGATAGCCGCCGATCTGGCTCTGGAACAGCGGATCGAGCCGCACCGGCCCGCCCGCCTGGAACCAGCGATCCCACTCGGTGATCTGCTTGATCACGCCGTTCAGGTCGGCGCCCGACGGTGGGATGCCGCCCGCCGAGACCGGGGTGAAGTTGAGCGGAACGAAGCCATCGACAAACGACGCGGCACCATTGACCGCGCCGATCTGCGAGGCATTGGGCACGGGGTGGACGAACCCGGTCTTGGCGCCCGACGCCCAGGGCGTCGGGATCTTCAGCGGCAGGTTGGCGACGCGATCCATGCAGCCTCCATCATTGGACGGTCCCGTTCGCGCGCACGCTGCCTGCGCCACGGATCGGCACGCTGAATCTGGTCGAGCTGCTGGCATGCACGCCGCCACGCCCGTCGATCATCGCGAAGGCCAGCACCCTGCGCTGGATCGAGGCGTTGGCGCTCAGGCTGCCCACGCCGCCGATGCCGGCGCGGACCTGCGGCGGACCCACGCCGCGCATGGTGCCGACGCCGTCGATGCGCGCCGCCGCCGCCAGCTTTTGGCCCAGCAGCGGCACCGCATTCGCCGCCACCCCGCCACGCCCCGCCATACCACTGCCGCGCGCGGCGACCTGGGTGGTGGCCGAGGCGCGCACCGTAGCGACCCCCCGGAGCGTCACCGGCAGGCCGACCACGTCGGCGGTGGCCTGCACGCCACCGATGCCGCCGATGACCGAGCCGACATGGTAGGGCGCGGCGGTGCTGGGGTTGAACGAGTAGGTGACCGAGACGCCGGTCGGACGCGGGATGACGCCGGACTGCGAGATGATCGCCGCCGTGACCGGGGTCGGTTGGAACTCAAAGATGTAGCTGATCGACATATCCTGGTTGTCGACCACGTAAGCCCGGCCCTGCGAGGCGAACAGGTTGATCAGGATCTGGTTGATCGACGGGATCGAGCCGTTGGTGATGTTGAACATCGCCTTGGCCAGGATCAGCGTGCGATAGCCCTCGTCGTTGAGCACGTAGTTCGCGGTGAGCGGCTGGTTGGAATAGAAGATGCCGCCGCCCTGCGCTGCGGTGGGCGCCACCCATGACGTGTTGAACGGCCACGCCGATTGCACGGTCGCCTCATTGAACCCCCAATAGGGGTCGGTGGTCTGGATCTTGAGCACCCGGCCCACCGCGACGATGCGGCCCCAGACGTCGAGGCCGTAGCCCCGCGCGGTGTCGACGTTCCAGATGAAATTATAGAAGTCCTCCAGATCCTGCTTCGGGTCGATCCACTGATTGATGGCGTAGAGCAATGTCTGGATGGTCGGCGACTGATTGTATTGACTGATAACGGTGCCTTGCCAATTGATCACGGCGCCGAAACCAGTGCGATGGAGATGTTGGCCGCCGACAGGACTGGCGCGTGGGCAACGCCGACCGCCACGTCGTCCAGGGTCGGTATCATGGAGAACATCGCCTCAGAGGTAATCGCCGGGGTCGGCGCCATGTTGAGGTTGTAGGTGCCGACGCCGCCGGTGCCGGTGCCAAGCGAGACGATGCGGGTGCCGTCCATAACGACGTGAGCAGAGTCCACCGGGGCAGTAGCAGCCACGGTTTGCCCGATGGCGATGGCGCCGGTGGTCATGGCGGAGACGGTCATCACGGTGCCGCTGATCGCGGCGGTGAACTGCGCCGCCGGTGCCACGCTCGATCCCAGCTTGATCGACACGAGCTGCACCCACGGGCCAAGCCCGGCGACCGCCGCATAGTAGCGCGAGGCGAACACCGTCGAGCCGATCCTGGCGCGCGAGCCGCCGTCGGCACCGCTCCACGCGTTCAGCACTACGTTCTGCACCTGGATCAGCGCGTCCTGCGGGACCTGCACGCTGTTGATCAGCGTCACCAGCATGACGAAGGTCTGCGGCGCCGCGTTCTGATAGGTGATCGGGTAGCTGGGTGCGGGCGGCGAGTAGCCGCCGTTGGTGTCATACACCGTGATCGTGGTGTTGCCCGCCATGTTGCAGCCCGGCGCCTTGCGGGTGAAGATCGCATTGGCGATGTCGGCGCCGATACCACCCGAGACGCACACATAGAGCGAGTGCGGCTGCAGCGTGACACCGTCCACGGTGACCGCCGAGCTGGTGAAGTTTTCCGTGACATAGGCGTCGAGCACGTCGTTGACGTTCAGCACGGCGCCCAGCACCGAGGCCAGCATGCCCGCCGAATTGCCGGCCACCGAATTGAAGCGCCGGCGTTCGAACTGCGCGCGCGTCTCGACGTCCTGGCCGACCACGCCATCGGCGTTGTTGATGATGGCGTCCCAGCCGGGAATGACGTTGTAGACCCTGTTCAACGAGCCGGTCGGACACGAGATCGGCCCCATCACGTTACATTCGAATGGCACCGTCGCGGTGCCGTCGGCGCCGATCACGCCCTGCGCGGTCGAGGTATAGAAATTGCCGTCCTTCGCCAGCGCCATCACGCCGACCGGGATGACCACGCCTTGCAGGCCGATGCAGGTCGCCTGCACCGTGGTCGGCAATGCCGGATAGCGGGTCAGGAAATAGATGCGACCGATGCCGTCCTGCATGCGGCCTTGCGAATAGGCCGGGTCGACGTTCTGCGTCAGCAGCAGGAACTGATCGTTCTTGTCCGAGATGATCGCCGCCTCGGTGGTGGCGAGCTGACCCTGCGGGGTCTCCAGTGCAGGGTTCAAGGCGCCGCCGAAGCAGGCGTTCAGATCGGCCCGCACACCCTTGAGGATGTCCTGTTCGGTCGGCAGGAGAAATCCGGTGTCAGTCCATCGTGGGCGCGGAACACTTGTTGTGCCACTCACATGGACCTCCCTTACGCCATGTGGGCGTTGCTATGTGGGGGCAAAGTAACCGAGGAAATACCGCGTGTTGAGTTCGGTCCAGTTGGGGTCCTCGGTGCCCTGACTATCCCAGAACGCCAGATCGCCGGTGAACCCGAGATAGGCGTCGCGCACGATCTTGCAGCGATCCAGTGCCAGCACGCCACCGATGATCAGATTGCCGTCGCGCCCGAGATCGATGTAGAGGCCGGTGGTGCGCTGATAGACGTTGATGTTGCAGTTTATGCCGTTCAGGCTGATCGTCAGGGTCTGCGCCGGCACCGCCAGCAACGGCACGACATATCGCGTCGTCGCGGGCACCAGCAGCGAGGCCTGAGCCAGATCCTCCGCACCCGACGTCATCGGCGCGGTAGCGACGCCGAGCGGCAGGCGCCGGTTGAGCGCGTAGGTGCCCTGGGTCCCCTGGGCGGTGCCGAGTGCGGTGATGCGGACATCGGACGGCACGTGATCGCCGTTGATGGTATGGCCGACCGCCAGCGAGCCGGCCTGCACATCGCCGACCAGCAGCGTGTTGCCGTCGATGGAACCGGTGAAGCGCGACAGGATGATCATCAGAAGAAAAACGATGTCGGCGGCACCGTTGTGCCGTCCTGTGGTGGCACCGGCAGTGGTGGAGCGGTCTGAGTTGGTGCGTGCGGATGCGAAGCGTCTGGCATGTTGGCCGGCGGCGGCGGCGTGGTGGCATCCGTGCGCGTCGGCATGTTGGGCCTGATCGGCTGGAACGGTCCAAAATTGGGATCGGATTCGATGGGAAGGTGCAGATCCTCCGGCTTAACCTCCTTCGGCTGCACCGAACCAACATTGGTGGACGCCGCGCCGGTCGGCGACTTGCCTGACGTGTTGTCGGTGAATGTCGCGCCGGCGCTGATGCGAACCTCCTGCACCCAGACATCCACCACCAGCAGGTTCAGCCCGCGACGGCTCTCGCGGCTATACTCCATGTGCGTCAGGTTGGCCTGCGGATAGATCGCCTCTGGCGTCACCACGACATACATATCCAGCGACGCCACCGCGCGCTCAAGCTGGGCGAGGAACTCGGTGCGTTGCATCGTGCCGCTGCCGATCGCGAACGAGATGCGGATGTCGAAGGGGACCTGCACCTTGTTGTAGGACGCGAAGGCGCCGCGCTCGATCGGGAAATCCGCGATCTTCATTTCGTGGCGGTAGTCCACCTTGATCACGCTGTCCCAGTTCGCGACCTCCTGCATGTTCTTATCGAAGATGCCCCATATCGGCTTGCTGAACAGCGCGCCCGGTTGGTCCTCGGTCATGGGCGCCACCAGCGCGGCGCTGAGTGCCATGCCGTAGGGGCTGACGTCGCCCGCTAGCGGCCCGCTGATGCCGGGGGCGTTGACGTTGATGCCCTGGGCCATGCCGCCGGCCCCTGGTGTGATACCGGAGAACGGCAGGCCGAGGCCGGCGGATGCGTTGATGTCGCCGGCGCCTTGGGCGATGCCGATGACGTTGCCGAAGCCGCCCTGTAGCGGCGGCACACCGGGGAATTGCAGCACGCCAGGAGCGCCTGCGGTGTTGAACGATCCGTCGGGATTGAAGCCATAGACCGGGACCAGCGGCATTTCACACCAGCCCCGTATCGACCTGCGACACGTAGTCGTAGCGCTTCAGCTCGCCCTTGATGCTCTTGGCGATACCGGCGGCATCGGTCGCGGCGGTATGCACGTGCAGATCGCCGATATGGGTCTGTGACGACTGCGAGCGATCGACGTTGGAGGTGTTGCTCGCCATCTGGAACTCCTGCGCCGTGGTCGAGGCGCCGACCGGCGGGAGCGTCTGGCTGCCGCCGGCCCAGGAACCGCCACCAGCGCTCGCCTGAGCGGCCACCGGGACTGGGGGTGTCAGGGTAGAGACCGCCGCCGGGGATGGCGCCAGCGGTGCCCTGGGCGGCAGCGTCTGGGGTGTTGGCGGGGTCGCCGCCGACGCGACCTGGGGCGCCGGCGAGGTGCCGTAGCGTTTGTGGATGGATTCCAGCGTCGACTGATAGTTCGACGCGGTCGCGTAGCCGCTGTGTCCCTGCGCTTCCAGCCCTTCGGCGACGGTTTTCGCCGCGAGCACGGGGGCATAATGCTTCGGGTGTCGCTTGAGGAACTCGACATAGCCGGTGGCGGCTTCCTCTTTGCTGCCGAACGTCGCGAAGCTGGCATTGATGGTATACCGCCCGCCCTTCCCCTCTTCTTGCGTCGAGACCGGCGCGCCGGCACCGCCGACACCACCGCCCGACTTGATGCCATAGACGTTGTAGCCGCCCGGCGTGTGGGCGCCGCCGCCCGATTCCAGCGTTGCCTGCGTCGCGCCGACCTCGGCGACGACCTCGGGATGTGGCAACCCAGCCTTGACCGCCGCGTCGTAGATCAGCTTCCGCTGCTCGTCGTAAAACGCGCTCTTGCCGCCGCCGACCCCCAGGGGTGCGACGGGGCCATCGGCAGCAGCGGGCGCCCCGGCGCCCTCGCCGCCACCACCGCCGCCGCCACCCTCACCCTGACCGCCACCACCGCCGCCACCGGGACCTCCCGGCCAGCCGGGAGCGTCAGCGGCAGGCGTGCCGATCGGTGGTAAAGCGCGTGGGGCGCCTTCGCCGATACCGGTGCCACGGCCCCACACCGCCGTCGAAGCGGGCATTGCGGCGGCCCCACCGGCGGGAGTTGGCTGCGCCGCTGCGGCGGAACCACCAGCAGGAGCGGCCCTCGGTCCGCCGATGAACTCAGGCACCCAGTTCGGCATCCAGCTCGGGCGTCGACTGCTGGTGTCATCATCGCCGTGTCGAGCGGCGAATTGCTGGGTCAGTGCGGCGCTCGCGAACCCGCCACCGGCGGGCGCCACAGGCCCCTCGACGGGCGTGCCGATCGGCGTCAGTGATGCCGAGCCGCCGGGCCTCGGTGCCTCTGTAGCAGCCGCTGCGGGCGTTGGTGTAGGCGCGGGTGTCGCGGAAGACGTTGGGGCGGGCGCCGTGGGCGCAGCGGCGGGCGGCGTTGGTGCCGGCGCTGTGGGCGTCGTGAAGGCCGGCGCAGCGGGTGTCGTGGGCGTTGGTGCGGGCGCTGTGGGCGTCGCGGCGGGCGGTGGTGGTGCCGGCGCTAGTGGTGCCGGCGCTGGCCCGCCACGGTTGCTCGGCGCCCACCAGTCGGACGCCGGGGCCGCTGGTGCTACCGGGTGCCCTGCTGGCTGGGCGGGTGTTGCCGAGTGCGCAGCCTCTGCCGCCTTCGCCGCCTCCTCGTCAGCCTTCTTCCCCGCCGCCGCCTGCGCCGCCGCGACGCGCTTTTCCATCTCCTCGCGGCTGATGACTTCGCCGGTCTGGCGATGGCGATAGCTCGCGGCATTGCCGCCGCCCGCCTCAAATTCGCCGGTGACGTCCTTCACGTCGTAGCCCAGCGCGTCGGCGGCTTGGTTCGCGTGCCGCTCGGCGAGGATGTCGCTGCCTACGGCGATCCCCGCGATCACGCCCACGGTGCCGGCGCCAGCGGCGACGCTGGCGGCGGTGCCGGCGACAGCGCCGGCGGCGCCCACAGCGCCAGCGGCAGTGCGGGCCGCGACGAGAGCGAGCAGCGCGTCCTTCAGCGATATGATCGTTTTGATAGCCGCGAAGATCTTGCTGCCGAGCCAGAACGTCGCGAACGCTTCCATCACCATGTGCCAGCCGCCGATCGCCTGGACGGCCTCGTTGGCGACGTGGGCGATTTCACCGATCGTCGTGGCAAACTGACCGGCGCCGCCGTTGATCAGCAGATCGAAGTCACGCGCCAGGGCGAGGATCGCCTCGCCCAGTCGCTTGCCCCACTCGGTGGCCTTCTCGGTCAGCCAGTCGCGGTTCTTGTCGATCCAGCGCTCGATCCGCTCCACGATCTGGGTGATGCCGGGACCTAGTTCGCGCCAGAACGCCCTGGCCAGCCCCATGGCCGAGTTCTCGACCTTGTCGAGCGCCGCGCTTAGCGCCAGCGCGTCCTTGGCATCTTGCGGCGTCGTGATGTTGCCCGAGCGCTGCTGATACTCCCGTTCTTTGCGGATCTCCGCGCCACCGGAAATGACCGCCGGCGCCAAGCCGGGGACGCCCATCTGCTCGACACCATATTGCCGCTGAGCGCCGGTCATCCCCTTGCGGTCAGCAGCGTCGGCCAGTACCAGGGCGATGTCGTCTGGCGACATCATTTCGCCGTCGGGGCCGATGATGTTGGCGCCGAATATCTCGCGCGCCTGCGACGGCATGTTGGATTTGCCGGTGTAGTGCCACGCCTGACGCTCGCGCGCCAACGTCGCCAGCGCGCTGGCGGTGCCCTGCGCCGTGCCGCCCAGGCGGCCCGCCATGTTCTCCCAGGTGGTCAGCGCATCGACGTCCATGCCGATGCTGCGTGCTAAATTGGAGGCCTGCTCGTTGGTCCGCAGGATGCCGCTGAACAGCCGCTCGATCGCCGAGACCGACATCGAGATCCCGAACAGCGCCAGCAGCTCGGTGGCGACGCGCTTGACGCTGTCGGCGGTCTTTCCGTAGGCCTCCTCCGCCCGGCGCGCCGCTTCACGCTGCACCTCGGCGGTCTGCTTCGCCGCCTCCTGCTGCTCGTGCGCGGCCTTCTTCGCCGCCGCTTCCTGCGCCGCCGCTGTCTTCTCGGCAGAATCGATCGCCTGCTCTGCCGAACGCTGCTGGGTATGCGCGGTGTTGGTCGCGGTCTTCTCGGTCTCCTGCTCGATCCTCTGCAGGGTGGCGAGAACCTGTTGCAGGAAGCTGTTGGTGGTGGCCTTGGCCTGCTCGATCCCGTCACCGAACTCGGTGGGATCGAGCTTCAGCGTCATCGTCAGTTCATCGATGATCGTCGGCATGCGGCCCTCGCTATCAGACCGCGTCGGTCGCTGTCAGATCGGGTTCACCGACGCCATGATCGTGGAGAACCACGGACCGTTCGGCATCTCGCTTTCAAGCGTGTAGGTGTATGAATAGGTCAGGTAATACCAGATGTCGCCCGGCTTGTCGGGGGTGTCGCCGCCGTTGAACAACTGGCTCTGCACGCCGATCTTCTTGCCGCCCAGCAGCACTTTGCGGAACAGGCACGTGAAGATGATGCCCTTCTCGTTGAAGGTCGGGTAATCCTTCAGGCCGTTCTGCGGAGTGAACAGCGGCACGTCCTGCCCGGCGGCGCGCTCCTTGTTGCGCTCCCAGATGGCAAGCACGTTGTTCTCCAGCGTGAAGTTGATACCGGAATGCTCGGCGATGCGCCTGATCTGCTGCAAGACCGTGCCGGGATAATAGATATCGCGCAGCTTGGCCTGCACGCCGCCGGCGTCTTCGAAATGGGCACCCATCCGCTGGGCGAGCTGCTGCATGGTGCTCGACACGTCGACCGTGCCCTGGATGCTGACCGGCGGCGCCGGCTTGATGGCGGCGAGACCACCCTCATAACCGGTGACCTGCAGCGCCACGTCGGGCTGCGACGTGCCGTCGAAATAGGCGTCGTAGATGTTGCCGTAGAACACCTGGGTCATGCCGGCGAGATCGTCGCCCGCCTCGACAATGACGCGGTTGTCGCGGGTGCCGTCGTATTTCCGACCGAAGGTGAGCACCTTCTGCATGTCGCTCAGCTTCATGCCCCAGATGCGAAGGTTCAGCGCCGTCTGCTGGCCGAGCGCGCCCTTGGTGATGGTTGCCTGGGCGCGATAGCCGCGCAGGGTGATGGTGTTATGGCCACTCTCGCCGAACTGTCCGGTGCCCATCGAGAAGGTGATGTCGAGCTTTCGCCTGATATAGGGGACCGCCGATGCGAACGCCCCCTCTGTGTCGGCGGCGGTGAATTGCGCGGAGGCGTCGGACATCGGCTACACCGTCGGTGGCGCGGTGCTGCCGAGGCCGCCCTGCACACCACCATGGACATGCGTGTTGTCGATGTGCTTGCCGTTGCTGGTGATGGTGCCGCCGGTCTGCTCGATCGGACCGACGATCTTGATCGCCGCCGCGTTGATGGTCAGCGTGCCGGTCGCGGTGATCGCCATGTCCTTCTTGGTCAGCAGCGCCATGCCGTCATCGGTGAATTGCACATACTGCTCCGGCGCCTGCTTGGCGATCACCGTGCCGATATAGAGCGCGTCGGCCAGATCGTGGCGGCGCAGCGATCCCGGCGTCGAGGCGTCGCCCTTGTTGGCCTTGACCGCGCTGATGTCGCGCGAGGCGCAGACGATGACCCCGATATCACCCACCTTGGGGTCCATGATGATGCCGTTGGCGCCGGTCTGCGCACGGTGATACGGGATGTTGAAGATCGTGCCGTGCGGATGGGCGTTGCCGTCGCCGTCGATCTGATGCACCAGCAATTGCACGTCGATCGTGCCGGGTGGTGCCACCTCGCCGTTGCTGCGCGCACTGACCACGGTGACCACCGCCGATGTCGCGACCTCGGACAGCACGCTGTCGACCATGAAGCGCAGCGCGGTGGCCTCGGAGCCGATGCCCTTGGCGCCGCGAAATCCGGTATAGCCATCCGAGCCTGACATCTAGCGCTCCTGGTCGCGTGTCGCCCATCGCGTGGCAAGCTGATGGTTGAAGTTGTCGACCCTGATCACCTCTGACAGCTTATAGAGATCCGCAACCCCGTAGACGGTGTCAAGCTGGTTTAGCGTGGCGAGCTTGGCCGAGATCACCGCCCCGAGCGCGCCGCTGCCAAGGTTGCGATATTCTGACCAGATGGGTTGCTCGCCTCCGACGTATCCGCTGTCGAGGTCCAGAACCTGCCGCGCACGGAAAAACCCAGATGGGTGTCGAACCACGCCTCCCGCAGCGTCATCAGCGTGGTGAGTTCTTCGATGTCGTCGTTGATGATCAATTGCCGCACGATGTTGGATCGCTCGGGGTTGGGCTGGTAGGTGACGCACGCCATCATCTCGTCCAGCAGCGGCTTGCACACCGTCCAGTCGATGCCGCCGATGCCATGCACGGCGATCCACGCGGCACAGCCTTCGAAGCCCATCTGGAAGAACCCCGGCGGCACGTTGGTGTTGCCGGCAGCGAACATGGTCAGCAGCCGACCCGCCCAGTATTCCGCGTCGGTCGCGGCCATCTCGGTGATCCAGAACACCTTGCCTTTGTCGCGCCCCTCGCGCTCGATCACCACGCGATCGCGCCGGCGCGCCATTAAAGAAGCTGCTCCACAGCCGCCGGCAGCGCGCTGAGCGGCACCGTCGTGATGCTCTGCCACGTGATCGAGAACCGGCGCGGCTGCAGGATGCGCCGCGCATCGGCCATCGGCGGATAGTTGGTGAGGAACCCTTTGACGCAGTGGAACGCCCGGGACACCGACTGCAGCGTGATATGCGCGTCGGCGACGAGCACCTCGCGTGCCGCCTCCTGCGCCGCATACCAATTGTCGAACAGGTCGTTCGACCGGCTGTCCGCCTGCAGCGCGATGGTCTGCACCTTGGGCTGCGGCGTCCAACCGCCCGACAGGTAACCATCGACGCCCATCAACGTCTCCACCGGTGCCACCAGGGCATGCGAGAAGATGTCGTCGGCGGCGAACCCGTGCAATTGTTGCGGCGTGTCATACAGGGTCGGTATCGCGATCATGAACACCGCGTTGGCGGCAGTGATAGTTGCCACGGTAACCTCCTTACCCGCGCGAGCGGTGCTATTATTGGACCATCACTGACGCGAGGGTGAGCCGCTGGATGCTGCCGCCGTCCATATACCAGAACGTCATGGGCGGCGTGCCACGGGAGACACGAACCTCCGGCGGTGGATCGAGAACCTGCAGGTAGTAACCGTTGGACTGGAGGATGCGATCGATCTCCACGCCCGCCATGGTGTTGACCTCGGCAACCTGCGCCTGCGACAACACCACGCCGATGCGGATCGCGCCGAAATTCACCGCGCGATTGATCACGTCCTGGCACGCCGCCTTGATCATGGTGTAGCCGACCTGATTGTAGGGGATCGACCCCGCCTGGGTGAGCAGGTCCATCAAGGCGAGTTGGAACGCGTTGTTCATCCAGATCTGGTTGACGTAGCTGTCGATCCAGCGATAGGGGCCGGACACCAACCCGGGATACAGGAAGCGGAACAGATCGTTCGCCGTCGTCCAGATGCCGTAGTAGTTGTAGAAATTGGATTCCAGGTTGGAGGCAACCGCACCGCTGGTGACCTCGGGCACGATGCCGGTCTGGCCACGGAACGCCAGGGTCTTGCGACCGTTGAGGCGATTGAAATCGATCGCCGCGATGGTGCCCATGGTGAACATCGCGAGGTTGCGACCATTGGTGACCGACGTCGATGAGATCGGCACCGTGCCGGATGTCAGGTTGGTGTTGAGGATGCGCCCCAGGCTGCTCTGCGCGTTAGGCGAGACGGTCGGCGAGCGGTCGAGGTCCCACGCGACATAGAGATAGTTGTTCTGCTGCAGATTGGTCCAGGCGGCAAACTGCTGCTTGTAGGTGTTGGTGGTGCCGGCAACGGCATCAATGTCGAAGTCAGTGGTGAATGACGCCCAGTTCTGCGTCAGCTTCAGTATGTTGTCCATACAAGCCGCCACCGAATCCAGCGGGCGTCCCCCAGACGTCCACGACATGCCCATCGGCTGCAGACGCGCGCCGGTGGACTGCGACAGGCCGATCTGGGTTGCCAGATTGCCGGACCACCCGGTCAGATGCGACATGGTCGGCACGCGCGTAGTGGTGTCGGTGTTGGGGGCCAGGAATGGTGCGACGGCGATCATGAACTGGAAGGTCGCGCTATCCCAGGTGCAGCAGTTGACATACGCTTTGATCGTTATGGGTGTGGTAATGTTCAGCGTGCGGTTGATGGTGAAAGTGCCGGTCAACCAGTTATCCGTCGTGGCGATGCCGTTTATGATGTAGGTGCCGGCGGGAATGCCGGGACCGGTGATCGGCGATCCAGCCTGGAAACTTCCGCCGACGGCACCGTGCGAGATGATCCTGAGCGTAGTGCCACTGATCGTGCCGCTGGCTTGGGTGATCATCGGGGAGCCATAATACGGGATAGCGGCACCGATCATCTGCGCCGCCATCGAGAACGATGTGGCGCTCGCCAGGGTGATGGGCTGGCTGGTCAGGCTAACGCCGTCCATCATCAGGGTGATCGTGGAGTTCGCCTGCGTCGCCTGGAGCTGCGGCAGCGTCATGGCCGGCAATTGCGCCGATCGCAGCCACGCCGGCAGCCAACGGCCACCGCCGGTCCAGGTGGCCATCAGCAGCGCGCCAGGGCGCTTGGTGGCATTGATGTCAGCAAGGAAATACGTGCCGGCCAGCATCGAGATGTAGCTGGTCGGGCCGAAGAATGCCTGCACCGACGTCAGGTCAGGGAACGAATAGACCTGATCGATTGGAATGTGGTTATCGTAGGTGATCACCAACCCAAGCAGATCGAGGCCGACGCCACCCGCGTTGAGAACGGACGGAACGACAGAGACGATTTGACCGGCGGGAATCGCAGAACCGCTCATGGCGCGAGGCTCCTCTGGTATGTCGGGGAAATACGCGCGGCGTGACGCGACGCGGTCGGATCAGGGGGTGTGCGGGGTCACTTGCGGCATCGTCACCACATCGACCGAATAGATGCCGAGCCTCAGTTGGTCGGCGAACTCCTGATCGAGCGAGACGACGAGATTGACCTGGGTGTGCAGATCAACGATCCAGCGGTCTTCCCACTGTGACTCGGCATTGGGGAACGGCACCATGCGCGGATCTTCGGCATAGAGCGGTGTCATGCCGTAGGGTTGCGACGCCTGCGCCAGGAGCTGGCAGCCCCGTTCGTCACGCCACGTGGTCTGGATCGCCAGCGCGTTCATGTTGCCGTTGGGACCATGCACGTCGCACTGATAGACCACGTCCATCGGCTGCAGCATGGTGTGCCGCCCGGCATAGATATTACTGCCTGCCGCGACCATCTGCGGCGGCGCCACGGTGTAGCTCCCGGGGGTCTCCAACACGGCGGTGACCACGCTGCCAGGAACCATCACCGAGCCGTAGAGCAGGTATCCCGGCAATAGCTTTGGGCCGGAGGTCACGGTCAGCGTGTCGTTGACGATGCCACCGATCAGATGAAGATCCGCGTCGGCGTCGACATTGGTCGACAGCCGTTCGCGTCGCAGCGTGGTCAGCACGCAGAAGTCCGGCGACAGCGGTTCCGGCACCCGGTTGCCATAGGCGCGGATCACCTCGACGCCGGTTGGCAGGATGCCGAGCAGCACCGCGCGCACCGCTGTCATGATCTCGGTGTCGCCGATACTGACCAGGGCTGGCATCAGTCCTCGTCGTCGCGCTTGGTAGTGGCGAAGCCGGGGACCGCCGCATTCGGCGTGGTCACCAGCATTGGCTGCTGGTCCTTGGCACCGTAGTAGATGTCCTTGCCGCGTTTGGCACCGTAGAGCGGACGGATGGAATCGACGCCCGAGATGGTGCCCTTGTTGCGCGACGCATAGAACACCTCCTCGCCCTTCTCGGGTCCGTAGGTGTCTTCCATGTTCGCCTTGATCTTGGCGCCCTTCTCGGTCAGCGGCATCGCTACAGCTTCAGCCGGATCGCGCGGCGCAGGCCGTCATCGAGATGGCCGACCAGACGTGGTCGCGGGAAGTAAAGCGGATTGACCACAGGCGTGTCATCCGGCACCACCGGCGGTGCCTGCATGACGATCTCGGACGCCCAGGCCGGACCCATCCGCAGCCAGTGATAGATCAGCCGCTGCTTGATGTCGTCCGGCACATAGTCGTCCGCCGCGAAGTCCGCCGGCCACTCGGGAGCCGGTGGCGCTTCGACCTCGACCGCCGTCACCTCTGGCGCCGCCTCCACCACCGGCGCGGGGGCTGGCGCGGGGGCGACGTAGACGACCGGCAGATACTCGACCTTCGCCTCGGTGATGAGCCTCAGGTCAAGGAAGTCCTGGGTCGCCTCCTTGAGCTGGACGACCGGCTCGACCGGCTCGACCGGTGCGGTGTCGCTCACGAGGTTATCCGAGCACGGTCCACGTGCCATCGCCGCCCGAGAGATACAGCACCGCGCCTACCGTGCCGCTGGAATCGGTGTAGAGCGAGCCGATCTGATCGAACCCCGGCGTCGCGCCACCGGGCGCGCCCTGGCCGACCGAGATCACCATCGAGATCGGCGGCGTGCCGATGTTCACCGCACCGCTGGCTGATGCGGCACCGACGGTCTCCTGCAGCGCGGAAATTTCGCCGGCGATGGTTGTGAAATTGGCGCGGACATCGGCGGTGTAGGCCTCGCCGCTCGCCGGCTTGGTAACGTCGACCATGGAAGGCATTGCTGTTCTCCGTTGCTACAGGATGGTCACGCGGGCCAGATCGTCGCGCCGTCGTCCCAGGTCGTGCCGTCGTCGTCCCACGACGTCAGCGGCACGATGGCGCCGTGGTTGGGACCAAAGCGCCGCCAGTGCTCCATGAGCTGCGCCTGGACATCGCTCGGCACCGAGGTATCCACCGGCGTCGAGGCGTCGAAGACCACCGGGCCGCTACCGCTTCCACTCATCGCAGGCTCCTTTTCAGACGGGGGACGGAGGGGGTGCCACGAATGGCTGCGACGGCTTCGGCGACTGCAGCGTGACGATCACCTTGCACCAGTCCGGCCACTGCTCGGACACCATCGTCACCAGCCACTCGTAGCCGTCGAACAGGAACACATCGCCGCCGGTCTCGTCGGCGCGGACGATCCCTGACCAACTGCCGTTGATGTAGACCGACAGGCGGTTCGCCTGGACGTTGAAGCCGACATCGGCCAGCAGGCGCAGCTCGTCCGATGTCAGGTTCTGCACCTGTCCAGGCCCCGACAGCAGCTCGTAATTTGGCACGCGCGAGCCGTCGGGGTTGGTGGTGTAGCCGGCGGTGGCACGACGGATCTGGATGGTGCGGAACGGATTGACGATGCCGATCAGCGGCGCCGCCATTTGGTGGAGGTTCATCCCTCGACCACTTCGTGCTCGACGCTCTTGACCATCAGGCTCGTTTCGATGAGCGGCTTATCAAACCCCTTCCGGTCGATCGTGCTCTGCGCCAGCGGGGGTTCCATCAGCGTGTTGATCGACTCGCGCACCCGCCCGGCGATCTCCTGACCCAGCGTGTCCAAGGTCGCGTCAACGTCGAGGTCGTTACTCTTCAGTATCACCGACGCCATCTTGCCCCACTTGGGCGACTGCGCGGCGATCATGTTGCGGAAGAACGGGCGCGGTGGCTGGCCGTGCTTGGCGATGCCGAACTCATTCCACGCCGCGACCTGCGGCACCGAGGTGCCGTCGGGGTAGGTGCCACCCTTCAGGAACCCGACCTTCAGCGTGCGCGGGTGCTCGGCGATCTTGCGCCGCAGCTCGTCCAGCGCCCCGGAGTTTTTCCTTACCAGTGCCGCCATGCGCCGAGCCTGCCGGTGAAGGTGTTGGCCTCGGGGAAGGGCTGCGGCCCGATATGGTATTGCCACGTGCGATACTGCGCGGTGGCCGCCCAGTAGAGCGCGCCGTATGGCGTTTGTGTATACCACGCCTCGCTCGGTCCGCCGCTGCCGGCGGAACCGTAGTCGGAGGTGATCGACACCGAGCCTTCGGTGGCGGAGTTGATTCGCCCGACCATGCCGACACCCTGGCCCGGCGTGACGAACCCGCACGCCGTCAGTCCGCCGTTCAGTGCCGCGATGTGGGCGGTCAGCATGTCGAGGTAGCCGGCGCGCGGCTGCTGCGCCGGCACCGGCGAGCACGGCGAGTTGTCGCAGAACATCGTCGCCTGATTGAAGAACATCTGCGCGCGCGGTTGGGTGACCGCCTGAAACTCCGGATAGCACGCCATCCAGTGCGGGTAGTCGAACACCACGACATTGGGATCGACCGGGACGATGACGTCGCTCATGGGTTACGCCGGATACTGCGTCGGATACTGTTGCGGCGGCTGCTGCACTGGTTGCGCCACGGGCTGCTGTGGCGGCGGCGCCATCGGGCGCTCCTGCTGGCGGCGCTCCACGATCGCCAGGGCCTGCTGCTGCGCCTGCTCTGCCGCGCCACGCTCGGCTGTCGCCGCCTCGGCCTGCGCATCGGCCTGCTTGCGCAGGATCTCGGCCTGCCGGATCTGGGCGTCGGCCTGCCGCACCCGTTGGGCGGCCACCTGGGCGGCGGTGCGCGCCGCGTCCAGCGGGGTGTCCTCGGCGAGCGCGCCGCCGGTGTCATCCTCCAGCCCTAGCTCAAACCCGTATTCGTCCTGCGTATCTTGCATGGCATCCACCTCGGCCTGGGTGACCGGTCTAACGGTGTCCAGCAGCGCCGGGTTCGCGGTCATCCACTCGTTGAACGCCGCGAGATCGACGTCATAGGTGATGCCGGTGCCATGCACCGCGCCGGGGTCGCGCTGGCCGACGATGGTGACGGAATAGGGGTCGACCCCCTCCGGGTGCGTCGTGGCCGAGCATAGCACCGAGACCGGCAGGGTGCTGGCGACGATCGTGGTGGTTGATCCGGACATGGAGAGAACTCCCTTCTATGGTGTGCCGTCGATTCCTTGCACGGTGATCGCGCCGACCGACTGGCGCAGTCGCATGGAGATCGACAGATCCTGGGTTGGTCGGGCGAACGCGTCGCCATTGCGGAAGCCCATACTGGCCATCAGCGCCGCGACGGACCCTGCCTGTGCGGCGGTGCTCGGCGCCGACGCGTAGGAGATGGTCGAGGTGATGCCGGTGGTGTTGCTGTGGATGAGAAACTGCCACGGCGCGGCTGCTGACACGGACGCCGTCAGATAGGCGCCAAGATCGGCATTGATGCCGGCACAGATATCGTCGGCGCTGGCGACCGTGCCGAACACCCGCGCCAGCTTCAGGGTGAGGCCGTCGACCACGATGTCGAACCCGAGGGGAAAGAGGGAATTGTTGTTGAACAGGGCGAGCAGATCGAGCACGTCCTGATCGCTGAAATCGCCACTGATCAGCAGTGCCGATGTCGCTTCAACCGGCGCGGTGTAGAGCACGCTGTTGGAGGGCGGCGCCTCGGTGGCGCCGCTGGCATTACTTGCGGTGACGACGCAGCTTATCGTGTGGCCGTCATTGCTCGCCAGCAGCGGCAAGGTGTCACCGTTCGGGCCGATCGGCAGCGTGTCGTCCTGCATCCACTGGTAATCATAGTGGGTTGGGACATTGGTCCAGTTGCCCATCGTGCAGCGCATGCGCTGCTCTTCCTGCCAGACATAGGGCACGTCGACATTGACCGGCGGCAGGAGCGGGTCGATCGGCGGTGCCGGCTCGAAACCATTCTCCAACCCGTAGGTCTGCAAGGGATCGCCGTTGGCGTCGAGCTGCTCCTGGGTCGCGTCGGTGATGAACGGGGTGAATTGTGGGTGCGCTACCATCCATTGGTTGAACAGCGCGCTATCGACGTCATAGGTCAGGCCCCAGCCGTTGACGGCGGACGGATCGCGCTGGCCGACGATGGTCTGCGAGATCTCCATGCCACCAGTGGTGCCGTGCGGCCCCTGCATCAGGACCGAGGTCTCCATTTTCGACGCGACGGTCACGGTGCCTGACATGCTGACCCCTCACACCGCGTCGGCGGTCGCGATCTTGCGCTGGAACTCCGGCGGCAGATTCTTCGGATCGATCGGCTCGAAACCGCTCTTCTCGTTACGGTGGTCGTTGGCCTGGGCGATCGTGTCACCCACCTTGGCCTGGGCGAATATCAGGCCGTTGCGCACGATGTCGGCGTCCTTGTATTGCTCCAGCCACTGCGCGAACCGGTCGGCATCGACGCCATGGGTCAGCGCGGCGCCGTGGGCGATCTGATAGGGCGCGTCCTGTCCGAGCTTGCGTGCCGGGCCGTTGATCTTGTGCTGCCACGGCAGCGCCTTGGCGATCTTCATGTCCTTCACGCCGCCGGTCATCACCGGCACGCTGATGGTCTCAAACTCGTAGACCTGCAGCACGAGGCCGTTGGGGATCTTGCAGGCGACGGTGACGGTTCCCGGCATCGCCTCAAACCCCGATCATACCGGCGATCGCCAGCGGGTAGCGAATGATCGCACCCCAGGTGCCGCCGGTCTTCTTCTGCGCGTAGCTCGACAGGCTGCGCACCAGCGCGTGGTCGCGGCTCTTCTCGTTGAAGCCGCAATAGCCGGTCTTGTTGCCGTCGAACTCCTTGGCGATGAGCTGCACCAGATTGCCGCCGGCCACCGCCGAATAGCGCGGGTCGGTGACGTAGGAGATGTTCGGGAAACTCTCCTTGATAAACGCCTTGATGGTGATGCCGAACGAGTTAATCGCGGTCAGCGCCGAGGCGACCGTGTTCGGATACACCAGGGTCATCGCGGTGTCCTGCGTGATGTAGCCCTGCGAATTGGAGGTGAGCTGATTGAACATCAGCTGGAAATCCTTGTAGATCTCCTCGGCGGTCGCGGTCACCGCGCCGTTGAACACCCACTTATTGGCGTTGCCCGCCGCCTTCAGGGTCGGCAGCAGATTGGCCGGCAACGACGGATCGTTGGTGATGCCGTAGTTCAGCAGCCCGCTGACCCCGAAGTGATAGGTGAGGTCGAGGAACTTATCGAGCGTCTTGGCAGCGCTCTGCTGCTTCTCGCTGACCAGCTCCAGCTTGGCCGCGCCGGCGCGCTCGACCTCCAGATCACCGTATTCGATGATGGTCTGGAACAGATAGGCCTGCCGCTGCTCCCACTGCTCGTTGACGTCGGAGCGGCCCATCGTGTTGTAGTCGCCGTATGACGACACTTCGCCGGTGTTCTCGACCACCGGGATGAAGATCGTCTGGTCGACCCACGAGCCTTTCTTCTGCTCGCCGAGGATCTCGGCGCCCTTGTTGGGCGCCTGCAGGATACGCACCACCTCGGAGTCTACGAGCTGGGTAAAGAACGCCGGAATGCCCGCGTTCGGCAGCGTGACCAGCCCCGGCTGCGCGTCCATGCCCAATGGCACGCGCATGTCATCTGGCATGTAGTCGTAGGTGAAGGGCATGTGGATGCCCCACTCCTCGGCAAGGCGCTGGGCGTCACGGGCGAACTCGGAACTGCGTTGCATAGCGGCTCTCCTACAGCTCAGCTTGAGGGGGTTGTTGCTCGTTTAGCCGAGCGGCTGGCTGGTCATTTTGATCAGCTCATTGGCGAGGCCGGGAGTTGCTGCCCACCACTTGGTCTCGGTGAACCCGGCGATGGTGGCGCCGGTGGCACCGAACTGGATCGTGCCGCCATCCATCACCGCGCCGCTGGTGTGGGCGTTCTTGGCGAACGCCCGCTGGCCGACCGCGACGGCGCCCGCGCCGGTGTTGCGCACGAAGAAGGTGCCGCCGGTGAACACCTCGCCCACCGGGAAACCCGCCGGGATGAAGAACGAGGTCGAACTCGGCGTGGTGAAATAGATCAGGTTCAGTCCGTTCATGTCGCGGTGCAGGAAGCCGCTGGGCACGCCGCTGCCGGTGTTGAGCACCAGCGTGTTGGTGGCGACGTCGGCCCACACGAAGCGCGCGATGAACACCCCGGCTGCCGCCGGTGGCACCGCACCCTGCGTGCCGCCCGCCTTGAACCCGCCTTCGACCGACGGCAACGACCAGCGCGGATCTTCCGACGCGAAGTCACCCTCGACGCCGATCGCCTGGGTGATGTTGATAACAGTTTGAAACGTCATCTCGCTGGCTCCCTGGGATTAGTGGCTGTGCAGGCGGTTGGCGTTCGGGAACCGCTGGAGGTATTTGTCATTGCCCGCCCGATCCATCGCGAGCGGTCGTGATGGCTGCTCGCCCGGCTTCGGGATGCGCGACAGCAGCGCCTTGTAGGCGCTGGGATGGATGTCGGTGACATCCTCGCCGGCCTGCTCCAGCGCGAACCTGTAGACCTCCTGCGCGCTGTCCATCGCGCCGAGGATGTCGCCCACCCAGGGGCGCACGAACCGCTTC